AAAACGGGGTCGCCGCCGTCCTCAAGCAATGAGCATCCGATCGCGTACCCAATAGATGAATCCTTTTCACTGAACGAGCGGGCCGTTTGTAACTGCTGCCCTGTCAACGCTCGCAAATGGATCTTCTCACCATTCACCAACGTCAGCGGATAAAACGCACGCTTTCGAATCCGGTCAACGACAGAAAGAGCCATCAAACGTCCTCGTCTTCAGTTTCAGCTTTGGCCGCCTGATACGCTTCCCAGTTCGGCCCCGGAATTGGTTTCAGGTCTTTGTCATAACCTTTGATCACACCAGCTCTGTACAACTCACGATCGGCACTGTTGTTGATGCCGAGGGAGTTCATCTTGTACTCGACTTGCTGCGCAGCAATTTGATCTGACGTCATTCCGACAGCAGCGGCACATTCGTCATCCGCTGGAGAGCATTGACCTGTCTTGCACATAAAGACGGCCTGATCTCCCTCAATGATCGTGCCAGCTTCAATATAGGCAATTGGCACCGTGTTTCCGTTTGTGTCCTTGCCGAACCGATACTTAATCGAATCCTGCAAATACGCGGCGGCATTCTTTGGATTGATGAACTGTTCAAGAACCAAGCGAGCTTTCATTAGCTAGGTGCTCCGGATGTCTGAATCGTGATTGAAGAACTCAGGCCATCTGCCGGAGCTGCTGTGGTATCAATGCCGAATCCGACACCGCTGTAGATTTCACTGAGCGGAGTCGCGTCGGCGTAGGTGATTTTGAAGTTCGTGTCGACTGGCGCGTAGCACTTAGTGATGAAAGCGGCATGCACAGTGTCATCTGGATCTCGGAAAATGTCTGCGTTGATCGTGGCGACTTGCACATAACCAGTCGCGGCATGGGCAATTGCGGCAGCCCCGTCGAGTACCTTGTACTCGTATGTCTCGGATTGAATGCCGGTGATGCTCACCTGCTTCAGTCCCGTAATTGCTGTATAAACCGCCGAGATTTCCATCAAAAGAGCGGTGCCCTTCGACTTCACTTTCGCTGCCATGTTAGTTTATCCTTTGGAGCTTTTTAGCTTCCTTTTCGAGTTGAAGAGCACCACGCCTGATCATTTCTGCTTTGACCTTGCCTTTGCTTTTTGCATAGGCAATTGTTGCAAGCCCTGGCTGCATCGCTGGCATTGCTCCACGATACATTTGCCGCCCGCCACGCTTCCGGCCTTTACCAGCTCCCGTCCATCGGCGGTCAGTTCCTGCGACCCACCAATGCACATTATTTCCGTCGATTCCAACGCCCGATTTTCGATTCCCTTTACGGTTCACTGGGTAGGTTTTGCCGCGTTTTTTTCCGACACCAAAACCGACTTTTGCCGTGATTCGTTTTTTGCCCTTTTTGAATTTACTCTTGACCGCGACTTTGCCCTGTTTTGCATCAGGGTCGAGGTCCGCTTTCATTTGCTTTCCGATGGCATTCAATCCACCTCGGATTGCGGATCGCATCACGGCTACCTTGCCGTTCTTTTTTAGTTCTTCTAACCTTTTGTCGAGAGCGTCAAGACCATCGATCGTAACCCCAGCCCCCAGCACCTGATTCATCGCCCGCGCTCGTATCGCGTTTAGACTCATCAGCTCGGCTCCACTTCCACCCTGAGCATGATTGCCGCAACGAAAATCCCGTGTTGCCTCAACAGTTCTTTATCCGCCGCCTGTCGCGGTTCAATATCACACTGCCAAACCTTGACCCTTCCATTGGTCGAGTCGTATTCGTTGACCCGCTGAAATATCTGTCGTGTCAGCAACTTCAATGGATCGATTTCGTCTGCCGTTCTGCCGGGAACTTTTGACCGCACGTAGATCCTTATTTCGTGCGATGTCCGGTCCTCGTCGTCAAGCGTTTCTTCGAGTTGCGTTTCCTCTTCATGGACCACGTCGACCCGTAGCCCGTTGACTTCCTCAAGATGGTCAACGACCATTTCGAGACGTTCTGCAACAACCTCAAGCGCGAATGTCGTCGAATCGTTGATGCGATCGACAATCGCCTGCGCAGCTTCTACGCTGGGTGCAATTGTTGCTGCCATCACTTGACCTGCTTCGTGTGAATCCGTGTCATCTGAGGACTGATCTGGCGAAAGACTTTGTCACCTGTTGGCGGGTGAACCTCGTGAGCAACACCACCGCAAATAATTCGATCGCCTTGCTTCGGCATTGTGTAAGGCAATGCCGTTGTCAGAGCGATAAAATCCACGGGCCTGACTTCCAAAATCATTCCGTTGCCAGCGTCAACCGGATACGGCTGGCCCGTTGATTTCCTCATGGTGATCGTTGTTGATGTGGTGCCACGGAGATAGACGCACGATGACCCTGCTTCAGTTAGCAGGTCGCTTGTCATGTCTCCGATAGCGTCGTCAAAGTCGCTCATTGATTACTCAAATCACAGTGCGTCAGGAACAAGTGCTGCCTGAGCTGCACCCAGTTTGGTCTGCCCGTTGACGATCCAGAATCCCGCTTTAGTGTACACGCATGTGTAAAGTGCTTCTGCGGTCAGTGCCAGTTCGTTTGTTGCACCAACAGTGACTTCATTCACCTTGTCGGCCGGAACTGCTGAAATGAGTTCACAGGCTGTTGTTCCGACTAAGATTCGCAGCACCTTGCCGACGTATCCGGCTGGAAGGCTAATTTGCTTGTCCGCACTGTCGCTTGTGACTGTCACGAAACTTGCTGAGGCCGGAATCAACCCCGTTGTCGCCCCGCCAGTCGTTGCCGTTACGGCTGCGTTGTTGCTTGATGGCAAGGCAGCATTCAGGATGACCGCACCGCGATCATCTCCGCTGGCTTCTGTTTCTGCAGCCACGCCCATGTAGACGCCGTTGCCGAGTTGATTTGCGGCACCCGTTCCGGCCGTTCCGCTGTCCGGATCTCCGGTAGCGTTCCAGTAAACCGCAAGACCTCGAACCCATGCGGCAGTTGTTTTGGGAACCTGAAAGATCCCGTCGATTGCCAGTGAGCCGAGATCGCTCGCTGCGATGTCGGTGATTGCTACACCGACAATTCCATTGAGAACGACAACGTCACCGCCAGTTACTGCGACAGATGGCGTGTAGTCGATTGCACAATCGTCTGAATATGTTTGAGCCGGAACTTGCGGCATCTTCGTGACCTCCAAAATTCGTGTTCAAAAATGGCCCGCCGGAACAACTCCGGCAGGCTCATATCGTCATCGTCACAGAGTGACTACGCTGCACCCTTGCTCATCACAGCATTCAAGTATCCGTCGCCAAGGTCAACGCCGAAGTCGTGATAACCTCGGAACTGAACGCCAAGCGTGTTGAAATCGGCGTCTGCTGACTCAACTGTTGGTGTCTGCTGGCCGTTTAAGAATGACACAACCATCGGGCTGCCCATTGACTTATCACCAAGCAAGTACCACGCCGTTGTGCTGTAGCCGCTGATTGATGAATCAGACAACTGCGGGGCACAGATCGGGTTATATTTGCCAGCGAAAGTGTTTACGTCAGAAACCTTGACGCTGCTGTTGTTGCGGCCAACGTACAGAGCATCAGCAATGGTTTCCAGTTCTGGCGGAACAAGCAAAAACTTGGCAGTGCCACCAACTCGCTTGGACCCGTCGGCAGATGGTGACGTTCGTGAACGCCACGCCTTCTGTCCAAGGCCAAGACCGACACCATCAGTCCCGAGGTTTGTCGTCGCACCACTGATGTAGTTGGTTCGGCCTGACGTGAAGATCGTCCCAAGGCTGCCCAAAAAGCCGGTCCAAAACAAATCGTTCAACGCTTGAGCCGATCCGCGTCCGAGCCGTGCACGAAGATCATCAAACGCTGACAGGTCATCATTGATGATGTCAGTTCGCGTGATTGAGTACATCTTCGCGTATGTGTCAGCAGAACGAGTGAACGACTCTTCGCCGGTCTTGCCGTGCTTGATTGTTCCGCCGGGCCCCAGTTTTTCGTAAGTCATGTCATCAAGCATTCGATAGCTTGTAACAGTCTTGAAATCGCTGACTGACTTGGTCTGTGCAATTTGCTGCCAGACCGTGTCTTCTTCCATGTAGCCCTGCAAGATTTCCTTGTTCGCTACATTGGACAGAATGCCGGGCAAGCTGACTGTTGAAAATGCCGCCTGAATCTGCTGAGGACTGCAAGCGTATTGCAGAACTTCGCGAATGTTACCAGCATTCACACGAGTGCCGGGAGCCAGATACATTCCGTTTGCAGCGGCTGCCATCATAAACATCTGCTGAAGACCGACGCCACGGCGGAACTGTGAGTGAGCCGCCTGCAGAATCTTGTCATCAAACTGCTTTTCCGTGTCCTTAATTCCGCGTGTCATGCAGACTGCGGCTTCAATGACCATCGGCAGATTTTCGGCAGATCCCTGAGACGCATTGAACGACGTTGGCCGTGTCCGTGCCTGAATCTGTTGCTTCTTCATTACCTCCAGTTCGACCTTTTCAATTGACCAGTCTTGGTCAATTGCTGTTGCAATGATCTCAGGATGGCCAGAAGCCTTCGCCTGAATCTCTGCGGACTTGCGAAACTGTGCAGCAATCATCTTGCGGCCTTCCGCCAGTGATGCTGTCAGGTCAAGCATTGCTCCGGCGGCGGCTGCTGGAGCTGCAACTGGTGCTGGGGCAGCGGCAACCGCCGGGGCTGCTGGTGCTGGATACATGGCCGCAAAGCTGGTCTGCAGGACAGCGACAGCTTCCGGAGTCAGACTTGAAGCATCAAGCCCCAAACTCTTCACATAATCTTCGAACGACATGGCTGCCGATCCTTTCAAAAACCGGCGAGCCGAAGCTGCCAGATTCACCGAAGTTGTCGAGTCCGCCCCCATTGGAAGAACCGACGTTTCACGAAGCACGGAACGCCGTGCGATCACGACCGGACCTGTGAAGGTCTGGCCATTTGCCGTTGCCGTTTGACCGGCTGCAACATCCTCTGATTCGATGACCATCGCACCGATCGACGCCTGCCATGTGTGACCGGCTGCGGCTTGTGCGAGGACTTGCTGTGATTTTGCTGATTGGCCAGTCACGACGCCTTCTAGGATTAACTGGCGGCCATCGTTGGCGATGTTGTCAGTGGCACCCAAAGTCGCTTCAACTGATTTTTCATGATCGATCAAGATTGGAATTGAGCCGGGAATCTCCAGCCCTGACAGGTCGACCACGACGGGATGAGGAAATCCGTCAACAGGCAGCAATCCGCCCGAATAGGCTTTGATGATGAACCGCTTCGGCTTGCCTTTGCCGTTGGCCTTCAGTCGCAGGAACGCCGTGATGTTTACTGGCTTCATACCGCAACCTCCTGAATGGCCGTAGGCTCAATACCGCCATCCAGTGCGTCAGCAATCAATGCCGAAATTCGATCGCTAGAAAGCCCAATGCTTGCGAGTGTTTGTTCTGCCATGACCTGAGTGACTGCACCATCCACAAGTTTTTGCAGCGTTTGCATGATACGTTTTTGATTATTTGTAAACGCTCTTTGTCCAAGTTGCGTGTATTCACCCTGCGGCCCAGCATCTGCTGCCAATCCAGGCTGCACGATATTTGGCAATGCAGCAAACGGAGCCAGCATTTCATCGATGCTTGTGACAGGAATCGCCGGAAACGCGGACCTAATCAACGCCCTTGCAGTTGCTGGAGGAATTGCCCGCGTTGCGACGCCTGTAATTATCTCAACAATTGATGTCACTTGTGCGCCGTTCATGGCCGTGTCTGCAACCGCCGTAGTCGCAGTGGTCAATGTGCTCGACGTTTGCGACGGTACGCTTTGACTTTCGGGGTCAAATGTTGTTGAAAACACTGCTTGTTTGTAGACCTGCACCGGAACGCCAAAATCTGAAGCAGCTCGCATTGCTTCAGTGTCCCAATCTTGGCCGCGTCGCGCGTGCTCAGACGTTGGCGTTGATAGCCCTGACTTCAATCTGATCGCTGCCGCATTTGCTGAATCAACTGCATCAAGTTCAGGGAGTGGCGGCCAATGCCATCGATGGTCAATCGCGTTGATTGACGGCAGCCCATCAAGCAGCCCCGGAACATAAATTGCCGATTCGAGGAACCACTGAAAAACGGGCTCAATGATTGACCACTCAATCCGGCTTTGTTCGCATTGAACTTCAGGCTCCCACACATTTTTCATGTCGCCTTTGAAGGAGCTGAAGTTTGCGTCTTTGCCAGTGCCTGCGGCCAGCGTGTACGGCATGTTTGTACAACGGCTAAAGCTCTGCAGGGCCTGACGTTGGAACATTTCGTACAGCGGCCCCGGCTGCTTCGGCTCGACTTGCCCGATCTCCCAACCGGCCGGAAGCGTCGTCAGCATGTTGCGAGTCAGCTCGATCTCAGCAAAGTCGGCTGGCGACGATGACGGATCGAGACTCGGTGAATTACTTTTCAGGTACATTGCAAAGTTTGCAGCAGTCTCAGCAGAGTACAGCGTTGCCAGTTCCTGCCGTCGCATGATTGGCAGCGTCTGGAGTGCCGGCGTTGCCCGTGGAATTCCGCGTGTTTGCCCCGGACGATCCGCCCGGAACAAATGCAGAACCTCTTTTGACGTGTACCATTCGCCCGACATTGTCGACAAAGGCACGTTTGAACCTGGATGATGGTCATACACGTAAACCATCAATTCATTTGTAGAGCGGTCAAATTTAATGCCGTCATCTTCAAACGCATCGTTGTACACGCCTGCGATCCACGGACTTGCGATCTGATCCGCCTCAAACAAACGCAGGTCTAGCGTCGGATTTGGGTACAGTTGCGGACGGTCTGCCCGCATCATGAACACCTCGCCGTCTCGCCAATACGCCTCGACCGCAGTGCGAAGCATGTCGGACAGATCCGCCTTGGCAGCCCACTGGCGAAACGCCTTTTCAACCCGTGCGTTCGCTTCCGAATTTGCGGTCAGCATCTGTAATCGTGGACCGTTGCCAACAATGTGATTGACGGCCGTTCGCAAGATTCCGGCATACCACGAGTTATTCTCGGCCTCATACCGCGAGCGAATCCGAACTACGCGACGAACAGCGGGCGAGATCGCAGCACGAGCGGAAAGACCGTCGGCGGCTGCCCAGTGCCTGCGATTGTCGGCGGTAGTTTGTGCGAGATCAAACTTTGCTTTGACCTCTATTGGCTTGTGCTTGCGGGTAAATGGCCACATGATTAGTGGCCCCCCGGAGCGACGATTTTGGAGAACATGCCGCGAACGGTTGCCCCCATGTCGGCAGTGGCGGCTTTCGCGGCCAGATGCTTTTCGTATTCCATCAACTCCGTGAGCGACCGACGTGAGACAGTCACACCATCATTACTGACGGTCTGAGCCTTCAACGCTTCGGCAGCGAGTTGATCGGAAATTTCTGACACTGTGAACCCCGTGAAACCTAGTTATGGTTTGACGTTGGTCAGTGTCGATCAGTTGCTAGACGTTGTCGATAGGCTGTGTGGCGCTAATGCCATTCACTCGCACGGACCTGAAAACGTTCCGCGCCCATAACCGCTGATAACTCTTTCGAGAGTTTTGTTCAGCTCGCCGCATTTCACGCACCGACGCTCTCGGATGATCATTCCCACAGTCTTCCTCGTGTGTGCGACGTT